AACTATAAAAAAAGAAGAATCATTAGGAAGATGAGAAGATTTTTTATACTTTTGTCCTCGCATTTAGAAAGAATGGCCCCGTAGCTTAGTGAATAGAGCGTCAGATTCCGGTTCTGAAGGTCGTGCGTTTGAATCGCACCGGGGTCACAATAAAAAATCGCAATTCATTATTAATTAATGGATTGCGATTTTTAATTTATGTGTGTTGCACAACAATTGCACAACATCTAGGAATGTGGAGAGATTTATTAATAAAATAAAAGCCCGTTTTTTAGACGGGCTATTATTGGTATTACATGTTCTTTTTAACAAGATCAACATATCCGGGGAAGTCTCCGGGATTATTATAAAGTTTCTTTGGATCATTCGTCATCTGAATTATTTCCCAGTTTGGCGAAATATATATAAGGTACTCGTCCAAGATTACAGCTCCTAATTTATTCTTACCTCTAAATTTATACTTGTATAAATAGGCTACATCTTCATTGACTTTATCGCCCATCGCATTTTGAATAGAATCTATTCCAATAAGTATTATACTATCTTTAGTTATTGAAGAAGAATAATCTAATCCATAATTGGATGCCCCTTTATTGTTTTCAATGCTTTTTTGGAAGTATTCTTTTCGATAGTTGATATTATCAATATACTTTATAGTATCAATGGCTTCCGCAGAAACAAACTCATAGCTAGACCAATCATTCATTTCTGTTTTCAGTTTGGCTTCTACTACTTCTCTTACTTTTTTCTCGTTTTGATTACCTGATCCCCCACATGAACAAAGTGCAGTGATTGCACATACTAATAAAATGATCTTTTTCATAAGCTTATTTTCTTTTGGTTGGTGATTTTCTTGTATGAGGTCGTACATAAGTTCCATCTTTTCTATAATATCCTTTTACTTGTACTCGACCTGTACCAGTGGAACGTGAAGGTGAATATGAGGATTTTGTCTTGATTGATTCTGTAAAATCTATTCTTTTTCCTTTAAAGTAATAGGTGGAATCTGTAGAGTTAAAAGTTAGATGTTTTATATCTTTAGAGGATATTTGTATAGGGTTTGATAAATTATAAGTTCCACAAATATATCCTTTATGACTTCCATATTGGGCTTTTTTTACAGTGCTACGACTCTCTTTGATAACTATATGTTTTCCTTTAGGAACATACATATAAGGAAGAAAATTATCTTTTGTAGGTTGTAAATCTATTTTAGATTCTGTTTGATATATATAATATTTACCTGATGAACATCCCGTCATTAATATGGTAAAAATTAATATTAAGAATAATATCTTTTTCATAAGCTAGTTTTTTGATTATCCGATTTTGTTTGATTGTGTGAATTTAAATACTCTACTGCCTTTTGGTACTTTTCATTAAATTCATTCATCTTTTTATTATATATCACTGTGTCTTTAAATAATTCAAAGTCTTCTTTAATATGTGCTTTCTCTGTTTCTGCATTTTCTATAATATCTTTATAATACTCTATGTTCTGTTGTTCAACGACAGAGCGCCATAAGAATATAGGGACCAGTAAAAACAATGAGAGTAAAATATATAATATGCCTGCTTTTATTAGTGATTTTCGCTCGGAAGGATTACAAGGTACTTTTATTCTTATATCTTGTTTTACATGTCCGTTCAGCCTGCGCCCATCTTTATATCTTCTATCTGGTACAAATTGTGCAACTAAAACAGATTTCTTCATGAATACTGTTTTTTGAAAAAATTTCATGATACCAAATATGAATATAATAATAGAAGGTACTACTAAAATAGCAAAAAATAAAGAAACAATATAGAGTACTATTTTAATGCCAGCGTTATATCTAAATAAAGATACTTGAAACCCTTCTGCTTCTGCTCTTAATCTTAATTCTTCGGGGGAGATGACCTCATTGGTTGATTCATCGAAAAATTGGTTATGTGTATTTTTTCCGATACCTCTTATTGGGGTACTATGTGCATTCCCATAAATAGAGTTACTTATCACTTTCCCTCCATCTCGTCCCACTTGATTCACAGCAGACCGTATAAACCCTTTTGCTAAATCTTCAGTAAAATTTCCCATTAAATTTATTGCTATTTTTTATGTTGCCAACAGTAGATGCTTCCTTTTTCTGCATTACGTTTACATTGGTCTCCATCTTTAGTTATTGCCTGACATCTTTGGTTGTCGTCTTCATCACTACATGCTTGCAAAAATGTTGGTAATAAAAAGATTGAAATTAATAGCAGTGCCTTTTTCATAATCTTGTGTTTTAATTAATTTAATATTCGATTGTTATTCTTATTTTATCTTCTTCTAGGTCTAACTGATTCTATAACATTGAAAATCTGTTTTACATCGCACAAATCAATAACTCGATCAGGGTACATATCATTTAATGAATGAATAGTAATAGTGTGATTTTCCACATCATGATCTATAATGCGCTTAACTATGATTCCATCGGTGTGCACTATAACGAAATCCCATTTGCGAAGATGTAATTTGGAAGTTGCCCAAAGGTATGGAGCGATTTCACGACAGTAAAGTCTATCGCCTTCTAGATAGCTTTCTTCGGTTCCATTATTCATACTATCTCCTTTGACCTCAAAGGCTATATAATTTCCATGTCCTTCTTTATCTACTATAAATGGTATTTTAGGTAATTGCTCCATGTAAGATGCGTCTGTGTATCCATCTAAATAACCCGCATAAGCGAATTGATTAACTAACGGGATATAAACCACGTCTTGTTGGATGGGCGTAGCTTCATTATATTGGGGTGTATTATTGGTAGTTTTGAGCATTTCGCCTTCTCCTGTAAGTAGCCAAGTAGGATTTACGTCAGGAATTTTAGACAGTATTTTATCTAAAACACTTTTTCCGATTCCTCTTTTTCCACTAACCCATCCACTTGTAGTAGATGTTTTCTCATTCATGAAATTAGCAAATTCCATGTTATTATCATGGAAAAAGTATTTTCTTACTTCTTTAATCCTTTCAAATACTTCCATATTACAGGTTGAAGATTCGCATTATTGTTAATAAAACTTTTATTTGCGAATTAAATTCGCATAAAATTTGCATGATTCGCAAAAGTGCGTATCTTTGCAACATCAAACAACATCCAACACCACAAAGGTGCAAAGTTTGAGCGAGAAAAGCAAATTTTTTACATAACTAAAAATAGGTAAGACGATGAACGCATTTACATTTTTGACAGAAAACGGAAAATTCAATAACAGTGAGATAATGAAACACGCTCACATCTTGAAAGCGTATCGTCGTATCTCTTTGAGTGAAGCCTTGAAACAGGCTTGGTTTCTGGCAAAGAGACAGCAAAGAGAATACAGAGAGATTGAAGAGGAAAAGAAGTCTTTCAAGCCGGCATTCAATGCAAGCAAGGGAAACGTATTGAAAGCGTTCTTTGCCGGAAATCATGCTGATTATGTAAATCGTGATAGTTCATGGAGGTAATTATGAATACAGAACAGATTAACGACAAATTGGCTTTCCTTCATCAATACGTGAAGGATTTGGAGGGAAGAGACGAAAAGACCGTTCAGTTATTGACCTCTTTTAATAAGCCAAAGGAATGGATCATGAATTACCTCTTCAATTTGGTTAGTGAATACGAATCCCTGTTAGGTTAGAATCTACGAAAGAAGCGAGCGAAACGCTTTCGGGGAGCATTGATTAGTTCTTTGACATATTGGTTCATACGAAAAGAAATTCAACCGTAGCAGAAATGCCGAGACCGGGTTGAAGGTTCGAATTAGTAGCGCATATCACTTGGAAGTCCGAAAAAACGTCTTTATCAGTAAGCATATAGCAGTTAGGCGAGCTATAACGCTATCTAAGTGATTCAACATATAGCCCGTACAGACAGTTGCACTGTTTGCGTGATGTCTTGATCGGATCAAGGTACGGGCGCAAACTTTTAATCCAAATAGTTATGTTTAATATTATAAGAAAACACAGAGAAAAGAAATTAAGAGAAAGGTGTATTAAATATGCATTAAGAATCTCTAATGTGTATACAACTCATTCTTTAATTGATGCGGCAGATAATATTTATAATTATATCAGTAGGCATGAAAGACAATGATGATGTTATTATCATACATATAAAAATAATCATTTTTATATTGGGTTTTATAGCGGGTATATTATTAGGCAAATAATATTTTAATGGTTTTTACTATGTGGGTGTACAGTCTGCGAAGATAGTACACCTTTATTCGTTTGAATTTCGATAAGTCCTGTATCTGACGTGGTACAGGCAAATGGATAAGTGGCGGAATTGGTAGACGCTTAGTTTGATAATACGGCTGACTAGCCTCGAAGCAAGAAAGACGATCGGGGAAGTCAGAACCACAATTGAAACGTACAAACGAAATCTTGCAAATCCCGGTTCAACTCCGGGCTTATCCACAAATAATCAAATAATTAATCTTATGGCAAATAAAAGACTAGAAGTAATCACGGAAAATGTGCTTCGTACTAGAGGGATAAAAGTATCAAAATACCCAGAAAGTGTTTCTAATGGACTTGATGAAATGGAAATTGGGCAAGTTTTTGGTTTCTTACCTAAAAATCCCAATGTACTGAACTCTACAATTAGTAGAAAAAGAAGAGCCTCGTGGAATTGTAAAGAATGGGATGTATTAGGAATAGATCCATTAAATAAAATCTGTTTTGTTAAACGTACATTGTAATGGAACCTTTATCTCAATGTGAGTACCAAGTAGCCCATGAAGTAGCAAAAGGTCATACTCCTGATGAAATAGCGGATTTACTTAAAAAGTCGGTTTGGACGATAAAAGCGCAAATACGGGACATTCATAAGAAACTAGGCATTAATAACAATGTCGAGCTTACTTTATATATGCTATGTGATAGGGCAAAAAGAAATTTCGATCTGAAAGAAATACGAAAGCATGGAATTGAATTTTTCTTCTCTGTATGGTTCTTCATTTTAGCTATAACGCGAGTTCGGGATAAGGATTGCGTAAAAAATAGGGTAAAACGAGCTAAAATAGTTCGTTTTACCCTTTGCTAATACATTGATTAT